TGGGACGAAACTAGAATAGTGGTGGCTCCTACACCAGACCAGACATATCAAATTCAGCTAAATTATATCTTGAAACCAGAAGGATTATCTAGTACAAAAGCTGAAACATACTTAAGTAAGTTTTTTCCCAACGGACTTTTGTATGCATGTCTAGTTGAGGCATATAGTTTTCTAAAGGGGCCAAATGATCTCTTGCAATTATACGAAGGAAAGTATAAACAAACGGTAGAAGGCTTCTCAATAGAACAAATGGGAAGAAGAAGACGAGACGAATACCAAAGTGGTGTTCCTCGTATAGGAAAATAGGAGAAAAATAAAATGGCTATACAACAAGCAATTTGTAATTCGTTCAAGAAGCAATTATTAGATGGTGACATGGATTTTACGGCGTCGCCTTCTGGTGATAAATTCAAGATAGCTCTTTATCAATCTTCAGCAACTTTAAACTCAGCTACAACTTCTTTGTTAACTAGCTCACCTACTAATGAGGTTCCAACTTCTGGACAATACACTGCAGGTGGTGGGGCGCTAACTAACTTAGCAACTTCATTAACAGCTGGAGTAGCAAGAGTAGACTTTGCTGATAGATCGTTTACTGGAGTTACTATTACTGCTAGAGGAGCTTTAATCTACAACACATCGTTTTCAAACGCAGCGGTGGCAGTTTTAGATTTTGGAGCCGATAAGACAGCGACTTCTGGAGTTTTCACAATTCAGTTTCCAAACAATACATCAACCGCAGCGATTTTAAGAATCTCTGGTTAAGTAGGAGGTAAACTCCTATGGCAGGTTGGTCGCAAAATACCTGGAATACAGGATCCTGGGGAACAGGAATCGATAATGACGTTTCTGTTACAGGGATAGCTGCAGCTTTCGGAATAGGTATAGTATCTACTGATTCAACTGTAGAACAAGGTTGGGGCAGAGATGCTTGGGGCCAAAGATCTTGGGGTAATCCTAGTCAAATTGTAACTCCTGTTACACCTGAAGACGCTATGACAGTAGCGTTAAACTCTGTTACAATCGATGCAGAAATAAATGCAGGTTGGGGTGGAAGAAACTGGGGAGATAATTCTTGGGGCGTTGCATCTAACGTTAATCCATCTGAGTTAGCTAATGCTTTAACAGCAGCTTTAGGTAACGAAAATATTATAATTGATGTAACAACTGGTCCAGGTACAAATAATAATCAACTTCTTACAACCACACTTAACGATGTAACAATCGATATTCAAACAAAAGTATTTCCAAGTGGTTTCCCACTAACTGGAGCTTTAGGAACAGCAGATGCTGGCCCTGATGCAATGGCTACTGGTAATGCAATGTCTATGGGTCTTGGAACTCTAGAAGCATTTAACCAAACAGGTTGGGGCAGACAAGGTTGGAATGTAAACGCATGGGGAGTTGAAGGACAGTTTGCAACTGCTAATGTAACAGGTATTGCAATGACAGCTGCTGCTGGCACATTAGGTGCAACAGGTACAGCAACTTTAACACTTAGCACTTTAAACGTAGCTCAAGCTACATTAGGTAATGTAGACCCAGCACCAGACGCAGAGATTGTTGGTGAGCCAATGGTGGCAGTTGTAGGAAATGCATTAGGTTTAGCTGGAGCAGGTGCAAATCCAACAAGTCAGCTAATGACAGCTGGATTAGGATCAGTTACTGCCGTTCCTAGCCAAGAAGTAGATGTAACCGGTTTACCTTTAAATAATCAATTATCTTCAGCATTTAACGTAGTAATTCATATAGATGTACAAGTTACAGGAAATGCCTTGACTATGAACGAAGGTTCTGCTAATGCTTTGATCTGGAACGAAGTCAATACAGGTTCAGCGCCTATAACACCTCCAGGATGGCAAGAGGTGGCTGCATAAAGAGTTTGACACAAACTCAATATTTTAATAAAATGAATACATAAGGAATAAAATATGGCGAATTCAACATCTGCTAACCTAAAGCTTACAGTACAAGCAACCGGTGAAAACTCGGGAACTTGGGGTCAAATTACAAATACAAACTTATTAATCTTAGAACAAGCTATTGGTGGTTTTACAACATTTAATTTAACCAATGCTAACAGAACTTTAACATTCACTAATGGTGCAGTTTCAAATGGTAAAAACGATGTTATTAAATTAACAGGAACTTTAGCTGGAACTAGAACAGTCAGCATT